GGTCTCATAGGTGGGTATGAGATAGAGGAGGACGATGGAGTCAAGACTACGGTTTTGAAAGAAGGGATGCTAGCAGGTCGCAAGGGTCTGAACTTCGATGAGGGTTCAATCATACTCAACCCCAACAGACACAGTCAGGAGACCGTGCTGTACTTGCAGTCTGCTTGCAACCCAGTAGGTAGTAATGGTAACGAACTAGTCAAGCACACGAAACTAGGCACAGTGAGAATAGAATCACTAGTGTCTCTTTGGATAACCACCTATCCCCCTAGAGGCGTCAAGGAATACGTCCTTACTAAGGGTATATTCCAGAGAGTTCTCCTGTACTGGTCACATTGGAACTTGGAGAGGAGGATGAACGTCAGCATGACTAGAGCCTCACGTGTGTACAAGACCGCTCCCAAAATGGAGATAACCTATGAGGACTTGACTAATTACTTCGGTGACAGGGAAAAGTGGCTGAGGGACAAGGTGCTTGAATTGAATGAAACCAGTTTCATAGAATGGGATTCAATGGAGAGGAAAGAGAGGGAAGACTTGCTCCAAGGTTCCATGGACAAGATGTTCAGCGCTGACGACAACACCTTCTACGCGGCTCTTTATGACGCGATAGAGGACTACTACGGTCTCATAGAGGGTTTGAGCCCTGCCATATCAGATGTCATCTCATCCTTCGTACCAGCAATGGAGAACAACACTGTGGTCTTCGCAACTCACATGGCCATCATGGAGAGGTCATGGGTAGTCACGGGTGAACACATAGACATGGCTAAGGAGATACTGTACGACCTGTTCAAGAATCTAATCCTATGGTTAGAAGAAGAGGTGGACATAGGACCAAAGGTCGCTGAGAAGGCTGCACAGAAGAACAAGTGGCTGCTTGCCTTCCAGCAAGTGGACCCTGTCGACCTTGGTAACAAGGGTGATGGTTGGGCGATGAAGAGTAAGGTTCTCAAGGTATACGAGACACAGAATGACTGCTCAAGGGGTAGCGCGTACAACAACTTCGACAAATGGGCTAATGCGATATTCCAGCAATCAAAGGATGGTAGAGTGGTTTTCTTGAAATTGAAGGAGGATATGGAATGACTGACATAATGTCTCTGGACATAGAGACTGCTAATTTCTCTTGGGAGATTGGAGGTTGGGAGAACAAGGCACTCTTTGAGCCATCAGTAGTTGCCACGTGGGACGGTGAGAACGCACACATCTTCACTAAGGAGGACATCAACATCGAAGGAGCGACCGTACATGCTTTGCATCCTCGCGTATTGGGCGACCACATAGAGAAGCATCTAAGTGAAGGTGGTAAACTACTAGGCCACAACATCCTAGGCTTCGACCTACCTGTATTGAAGGACTCTCTGGATTGCTGGGCAGCAGGTGACGCACTATTCAAATTCAACGACCAAGTCATAGATACCAAGAACTTGGTACAGAAGGCATCTCTGTTCTCTGCTGGTAGAGTTGCTACCAATCTAGATTTACTCACTAAATACACCCTCTCTAATGAGAAGAGCATGAAGAGCGAGGAAGCACCGATTGCTTGGAGGGAAGGTAAGTTTGAGGAGGTTGCATCCTACTGTTTGAAGGATGCTCAGTTGACCTTTGACCTGTACAAGTACGGTCAAGAAAACGGGATAGTCAAGTCACGCTCTCTGGAGAGTGGCGAGATAGTAGAAATAGAAGTGGAGTGGAAATAAAATGAAAGATGATAATTTGGACCCGTTGCATAACAACATAAGAGCAGCACGCCTGATAGTGAACACCGTCAAGAGTACGCTAGGCCCTATGGGTAGAGACAAGATGATGGTCGACGCTGGTGGTGATGCGATAGTAACGAACGATGGCGCAACCATAGTCAAGGAGTTGGATGTAGGTCATCCGGGCTCCAAGATGATTGTGGATATAGCGAAGACTCAGGAAAGCATCTGCTACGATGGTACGACTAGCACCATAGTACTAGCAGGTGAGTTACTAGCGAACTCGGAAGGATTATTCCAGAAGGGAGTGCATCCCAACATCGTCTGCAAGGGCTACAACCAAGCAGCGAGGATGGCTATAGAGTACCTGAGGGAAGAACTACCTTTGACGAAGGGTGATGAAGAGATAAATGACGACTTACTGGTGAGCATAGCAAGAACAGCAGTTACTGGTAAGACTTTGGAAACAGCGGAGGAAAGCGTAGCGAAACTCTGCGTACAGGCTGTGAAGAAAGCGGGTGATGCGGAGAAGGTAAGAGTGCTCTGCCTACCGGGAGGTAGCATAACAGACTCGCAACTATTCGATGGTACAGTAGTCAATAGGACACCAGTCTTGGAAGTCGAGCAGAGTCTAATGGGACTCAACGACGGAAAGGTAGACTGCGTGCTAGTGAACAGCGGTCTTGAGAAACTAAAGAATGACGATAACGTGCAACTACAATTCGCAAGCGTGGAGAACTACTCAGCCTACAAGAACACCAAGCACGATGACCTCCAGAAGAATGGCGAGATGCTGACTAATCTAATGCCTAGAGGAGGATACCTATTCGTCAGGGACAACGTGGATGATGCCCTTACCACCTATCTGAGGAAGCACAACATCGCTGTAGTGAAGAGGGTTCAGGAGAGCGTGATGAACGCTCTGTCCAGCACTCTCAGAATCGGCATAGCGCAGACTCCTGCGGACATCGACAAGATAGAAGCAGCGGAAGTAGAAATCAGGAGATACCACGATATCGAGTACATGTTCGTTCACGACACTGCTAGGAACAAGAGCAAGTGCCAGTCTACTCTCATTCTGAGGGGTGCCACTTACGCAGTGCTGGATGAGATAGAGAGAGGATTCGATGACGCGCTTGGTGTAGTCAGCCTAGTTTACAACGGAAGCCCAGTGCTAGCAGGTGGCGGAAGCGCATACGTAGCAATGGCCTCTCACTTGAGACAGGAAGCGGCTAGCATAGAGGGACGCTCCCAGATGGCAATCCTAGCATTCGCTGACTCTCTTGAAGTCATACCTGCCACGATAGTGGAGAATGCAGGACATGACCCATTGGACTGCTTGCTGAACCTAAGGCACGCAGTATCAGAGGGTAATCTTCATTTCGGCCCCGACGTAGAAATGGGTGGTATAACGGACATGTTAGAGCAGAACGTCTACGAGCCTTTTGAGTTGGTAAAGCAAGCCATGCTCAGCGCCACTGAAGTAACCACTGCTATCCTCAAGATAGATGACATCATAGCGAAGAGGGGTAACGAGAATGGGGCGTCTTCTTGAGAAACTAAACGTGAAATGCAGGAGTTGCGGGAATAAACATATACCATATCGTATTACAGGTAAATATCTTAACGGAGGAGATAAAGGTAAGAGAATCCACATGTGGCAATGCAGGGAATGCAGACACATATGGGTTGATTCATCAGATAAGAACTCAAGCCTCGGTACGGGTCGCACTTAGTCCGGGGTAGAGGGGGGTTTCCACAAGAAAAATGACAAATTGTTCGCTCAAACTGTTCTCTCCAGAATCGTGGTAGTAGTTTACTATTCATTTTCTATGAGTCATTTTCCTCCCTTTCAGCAAAAAAGTTAAATTAAAAAGCCGGTGTAGAAAATACACCATGACCGACACTCTGGCTGAGTTGATGAAAAGGCATCCGGATTGGGACTGGGACTATTGGAAGGCGCAGACGGAGTGAAACATTTTGGAGTATAGCCCCTTTCTTCCCGTCTATATTCTGATGGGATTCTTCTTTTTCTGCGCCACGTTTCTTCTAGTGAATGAATTCAAGGAACTAGCCAAGTATTTCAGGAGTGAAGACCAATGATTGAAATTTTGGATATGGGACTTTTGGATAATTTCAGGATTGAAGTGCCTTTGGGTTTCTACATTCCCTACCTAGTAGTCCTTGCAAGCGGTCTAATGTCGTGGTTGGGAAGGTTGGACTACCTTGCCATGGAGTGGGCTAGAAAGCATTCCCTCTAGGGTAGGTAAAAACGGTCATCTAGAAAATTAATTTACAATGGGGTTGCAGATTGAATTTACCGTTGAAGAAGGTCAAACTGAATCGCTTTCGTTGGTGGGATTGCGAGTTAATCTAACCATGATGGTGGCTCTGGGAAGTTTTCCTCTGCCTCTTCGGGAGTATCGTAGTCATTGGGCAGGTCGAGAAGTGCTTGTCTGTATGTAGCCAACTCTTCTTTCTGTACATCTGTCAATAATGAGTATGGTATCGCTAGTTGATACTTGTCCATATTCAATAGTTCGCTGTCTCTTTGTCCTCTTAATTCATCCCAACTTACCATTCTATCACCTATGCGTCAAAGTGAATCCATAGTACGGCATTCACTTCATGTATTGAATGTCCTGAATTAGCAGTTCTCTTGAATGCTATTGAATCGTTCGCGTTAAAATCCATAGGAGTAGACAATTCAACAGTCACATTTCGATTGTTTGCATTAGCACTCGGTACTAAAGTATCCATCGCTACCACAGTGTCCTTAGTCACTTCTGTCCCACCGCTATGTAGCCTTCTGATTCTCCATGTGTCGGTATCTGAGCCACTAGTGCTGACTGTGCCTCCATAGTAATGCACGGTGAAAGCCATCACCTTACCTGCTCTTGGCATGGCGAAGTTATTGGGACTGCTAGTACCTGCACCACCGACTGGTAGCCTCATATCTATGTTGCTAGTTCCCAAATTGTCCCTTTGGAAATACAAAGGCCAGTATAGATTGTAATTGTTGGCACTTGTGGAAGTGATGTTGGCGGCTGTCGTTATCTCAGGACTGGTTCCTCCCTTTAAGCGCATCACTTCCGTTGGGACTGTGTTAGCGTCTCCTGACGATTGTCTAGTGGCGAAGACTAAGTCACCCATACTGTTACTACCTGTCCTTACATGACCGATATAGGCACCTGCGAAACTGCTCCCACTACCGCTTTCTGAGAAGACGATTTGTGGCCCTTGTCCGTTGGTGGCACTGTCTCCTGTCAGCATTACGTGACCAGTAGTAGTACCAATGGTCGTAGCCCCTCGGATTTCCAACAGGCTTCCGGGGTCGTCCTCTCCTATTCCGACCTTGCCATCCTCTTGTACTCGGAAGACTTCGGTTCCACTACCCACTGTGCTTGAGTCCTTGGCTACTATGAAAGCCCGAATTGTGTCATTATTGTTGGAATCTATGTTGACGTACACACTATCAGGAGCCATTATACCTACTGCGTACGAAGCATTTGACTTGAGGCCCATGTCCGTCCTGTCCCTGAAGCCGAATATTGCAGCAGCGCCTTGGTTGCCTGTCGTCAACGATAACTTGTCAGCGGTGAGTTGCATCTGCGACTCGTTTCCTAGTCTGAATCTGATTCCTGAGTTTGCGTTTATTGACAGGTCATCCCTCGACACACCACTGTTGTCCTTGTCGTAGATTGTCACGCTAGGCTGTGCCACGTTCTCAAACCCGTCTCGGAAGAACAGTCCGGTATCAGCCACTACCGTGACACCTGATGTGTAGTTAGCATCCAAGTCGGGAACGGTAAGGGTGTTGCCACTTATGCTAGTCCAAGTGAAGGCAACTCCATTGATTGTACCTGAACCCTTGAGGGGGAACTGGCTGGCGTCAGTCAGAACCAATGACGTCTGCCCGTCGGTGTAGTTGCTTGCGAGCGTGGTCGTGGCGAAGTTGTAGGCATCTGCTAGGATGCTACCCTCGACGTGTAGTTGCTGGTCAGGAGCAACAGTGCCTATACCCACCTTGCCCTCAAAAACAGCAGCATAACCGTATTGGTCGGCTCTGTCATTCTTCACGTGTAGTGTAGGATTATCGACATAAACGCTGTCGTCGTGGAAATAGGCCAACGATGTAGATGTAGATGAATCATTTCTGTAGACCTTCAATCCGTGAACTGCTCCATCGTCTTGCTCTACGTGTAACTTAGCAGCAGGGCTAGTAGTTGCTATCCCTACATTACCTGTGGCTTGTTTTACTGTTATTCTATCTTCAGCACCGTTGTTGGTGGCTATCACAAAGTCTTCTGTAGTGTAAGAAGAAACAAGGTAGGCATCACCATTGGTATTTCCACCATCTATTATCAAAGGTTTATTTAAATAAAATCTAGTACGGTCTGTCTGGATGTGAGCGTACCCAGTATTCGCTGGGCCTACATCTATGTAACCTGAAGCAGTGCTTACTCTTACAGGCGAAGGACTTTCTATCAGTATGTCATTACCGCCGAGGGACTTCTTACCAATCGTGAGGTCTTGGTTAGCCACCGAGTAGATACTACTTGCAAAGTCAAACACTAGGTCTACGGCTTGCGTTCCATCCCCTACATGTATGTCCTGTGTGATGTCGCCTATCGCTATGCTACCAGTTGATGTGATGTTCAAGTCACCGTTGCTATCCAACTCAATCTTACCATCTATGTTTCCCGCGCTATCGAAGAACTCCACCTTTCTGGAGGCTGGTGTAATCAGGACATCATCTGACATTACGTTGTCCCTCCCCATCTCCTGTAGATGACTCCATGACTATCACCATATCTCACAGGTGATTTAGAAGTCTCGGTGGTGTTCAACAACATCATGTCCCTATGCACGGGCATATTATCCAAATAGACTTCTATAGGCTTCATGTAGAATCCCTCCGCTGCATCCGTATTGTGAAGACCAACACCAGTAGAGAGATACCTACTGAAAGGGACAGCAGCGACAGTTAAATCCACGTTCTGATAGTCGGTGTTGCTCTCAAAAGAGGAGAAGATTACACCCTCAGTAAGTGTGGAGTTGAGGCTTGCACCTTCGTTGCTACCACCGAACGGGTCGCTTCCGTCAGTGGAGTAGTCGGTGAAGGCAGAAAGAGTCTGTACGAATGCGTTCGGTTCGCTGCCTGAGAAACCAGCAGTGGGCTTGCAACTGATTCTGATTCTAGCAGTGGAGTTAGCAGGGACGAAAATGGTCTCCCTGATTGAGGCACGTTCGGATTGGTCGTGAGATGTCCTATTCACTAGATACGCTCCTTCTTCTGGAATCCATATGAATCTAGCGTAGTACGTGAAGTTGATTACATTATCATACTCAAAATCTGCCTCTATGACTCTGAATGTGGCATTGTTATTGCTGTACCCCTGACGACCTGCGTATGACGAACCACTCATTTTAGTTTGACCAGTCCTGCTTGTGTATGTGATGTGTCTGAATCTTGAGTAGAGGCAAGCGAAATCACCGCCACCCATCTCGCTCATGTATGGCCCTTCAAAGCGACTATCCTTCACATCTATCTTCCACACATTACCTGAGTATCCATTGTGTCTGTTGATTCGCATAGGGTCGTTGTCTACTACATTCATCTTGATGTCGTGCAAGCCTCTACCGGGATTGTAGACTGGTTCGTAGTACACACCTCTGTTGCCAACCCTGTTGAGATAGCAGTACGCTACTTCGTGGTTGTAGTGAGTTCCTTGCACTCTCAACCCTCTGTCAGCACAACTAATGGCGAAGCAGTTGTAGATTCGTTGGCTGGGGTCCCAATGTACGGTGAATGCATCTTCCGCATTACTGCATACCCCACATCTTATTCCCGAATTCCTTGAGTCATACTGCCACATACCGGAGTAGTCCCTTCTCCCATTGCCGTTTATCATGGTCGTGCAACCCTCTATCCACGGCTCTTGAATCATAGTTTGGTAGTTACCTGATATGCCTACAGTAACAGGTGGGTCATTGGTACTAAAGTAACCCCTGACTACGAAACCAGAATAGAAGTTGCTGTTATTGTTCCCGACGTTGTTGAAGAAGACATCTTTGAGTATCAGAGTCCTGTTGTAGTTACCACTGTAATGTTCTGCATAGAAGAATCCTATGTTGGTCGAGTCGTCTATAACGGTAGAGCCTGTCTGCTTGGCCCCAACTTCTATGTCCCTTGTGAGTCGAGTGACAAGCGCTCCCACTGGCACGGTGTAGCCTATGGCGGCTGTCAGAGTCAGTGTGTTGCTGCTTCTACTTTGGACTATGTGCCTAGTCTCGTAGGAGTTCCAGTCTCTGTTGCTTTCACTACCTGCGGTCTGCAACTCACATTCTATC